CGGTGGCTTGTATCCTTTAGGTCGCTGACAAGGCTTACAATGGCAAACAATCACTAGTTCATTATCAGGAGGAACCTGCATTATAACTGACGCATATTATTCGGTGTAGGCAAAGATTGCCAGAGAGAAGAGGCTCATTCCGATTGCCAGCCACTTGAGACCCTTGATGCTCTCGCCAAAGAAGAGGACTCCGGCAAGTGTCACCAAGATGTTGGATGCCAAGTTCCAGATCAGGTTCGTCACAACCATGTTGGAGTGAGTCATCGCCTTCAGGAAGACATACGGTTCAAACGCATACAGCAAAGTAGCAACGGGAAATCCTAACGCATACGCCAGCTTTCCCTGATCGACCAGTTTGAGGGTCCCCATCATACTGATGTCAATCAAGGCCATCACAATGCCAAATACGATAGGAAGCATATCAAACTTACCTGCCTTCCAGTTTACCGATTTGATTGCTCCGTCCACAAAGTCTTTCGGAACTGCCATTACTTCTTTGGGAGATAAGGAATTGCCAACAAGCACAACAGGCCGATCAGAATGACGAAATCAAACGTACCGACGACCTTCTTGTACTTGATGGGTAAAGCGTCGGTTCCAGGAGGAACACCACCATACGGCTTCATCCATCCCACAAAGGCCCCGAGTAGAGTGGGCCCGAGCTTATCGTTGCAGTCGTAGAGGTAGTCGTACCACGCCATGAACACATAGGCAGCCATCGCAAGCACGAACCCAGCCACAACCTCATGCTGCCAGGCCTTTGCGTGCGGGGCGAAGTACACGAGCAGAATAAATACCGCAAACAGAATGCACTTCTCATTGAGATATAGAGGAGTTCCAAATAATCCTCCACCCATTACTTGTTGCGGCGAGTTTTTCCGTGGGACATGCGAGCTGACTTCTTGCGAGACACAATGCGTCCCCACTTGTTCATCTTCAGGTCACCCTTCTTCAGTCCACCAGACGTGTGATCTGCGGTTCCATGCATGACCTGAGCACGAGATCCAACTGCCTTGATGTGCATTTACTAAGTCTGAAGAATATATAATGCCTGTCCTCCAGTTGATCAAGAAGCAAACAGCAGCACGAGGTCGTGTTGCCCTGGTAACCTTTGCAAGTGGCTTTTACAGGGGAATCGAATACAAGCTTGTCAAAAGTATCAAGCTGTTCAACCCCTTGATTGATGTGTTCGCCTTCCACAGCGAAACTGAAATCGACAGTCCTACGCACAAGGACGCACCGTACGCCTTCAAGGCCTACGCAGTTAATGCTGTTCGAATGAAGGGTTATGATCTTGTTATCTGGTGTGATAGTTGTTTGCGTGCTGTTAAATCACTGGACTCATTCATTGATGATATTGTTGCACGTGGTGTCTATCTACAACTCGATGGTTGGAAGTGTGGTGAATGGGCAAACGACAGGGCCTTAGAGTACTTCAAGGTGACCCGAGAAGAGTCTATGAACATAGAGTCAATTTATGCGCAGTGTATGGGATTCGACTTCCGAACGAAGGTTGCTCATGACTTCCTGTCCATGTGGCTTGGTGCTGCTCAAGCTGGTGTCTTCAAGGGGCAGTGGAAAAACGATAATAAGACAGAAAGCGAGGACCCTCGTGTAAGGGGACACCGCCATGATCAGACGAGCGCTGAACTGATTGCATACTATCTACGTATCGTGAAAGGACCTGTTATTGCTCATACCGATCCGAACAAACCTCGCTATTTCACGACGTGGGATTATCCTTGAACTTGAAAGCAGGGTTATTGCGTTCATCTAAGTTAAGAACGATGTCCTCGGGATACGTATGGATGGACGGATTTGCTAACTTCAAGAAACGTCCTACATTTGATTCGATGTCTGTCCAGCACGCAGTGGCTGTTATACAGATAGCAAGACCTACTAACATCTCCGTTGTTTCTTCGTAGATCTGATCCTTGGGTTTCATATCTAACGACACGATCGCATCCTTGTATTTATTTTGCGTATCTTCCTTGAGAAATTGCAGTGAATGATACGACCCCCGTTTTGTGACGGGAACCGTTGACACAATACGGTGCGTAGGTAAGCACGTCCTTGCTTCCTCCACAACAGTATAGTCATCTGTCTGAATGAAGAAAACCGTTGATTGTGTGTACGACACCTTCGACAGTATATCGGCAACGGCTACATATGGAGTCTCTCTGATCTTATCGCCACGACGAACGAATAGAGCTGTGTACTCAGAGCCTATCTGACGTCGAAGATGGTTTATTCGCTCCTTGATTTCGGGTCGAAGAGCAAAGATGCTCTGAATGCACTGGGAGTATTCGTAGAAGGAGTACTGTGGATGTATATCGAGCATCATGTGCGACGATCGAAGAACGTTCTTATGAACTGGAAAGCCAGTTCGAACCTTTAAGGAAGTAAAGTAATCGTGCCAACCCTCATGATAGGTATACGGCCAATTACGGTGTTCAATATAGAACGGAACTCCGAGTGAGCGTGCGTGAAGATAAGCATTGCACATAAAAAAGAAAACAGAGAAGAAGCCCCCGCCATTATTGAGTCCTCTGTTAAGTTGAAAAACGATTGCGTCGGGCGTGGTCATTTTGGCTCCGTATTATAATTAATGAGTACATACGAATCATACGTGGATAGACTTATCCATCGGCCACAAAGGCAATGGGACAGTGACCCCATGATTGTCTACAATGAAACATTCTCTGACAAGACGCCAACCTTTAGTCTGGTCATGCCTATTCACAATCAGGCAGGAATCGTCAAGAATATTCTGACAAGTCTCATTATCAACACTCTGGGATCGTACGAGATGATACTTATCTTAGATGGATGCCGAGACTCAACAAGACAGGAGGTACTTGATTGGATCAAGGAGACGTCTCGTCCAGCGAACCTCTACAAGATATATGTTCACGAAAATCCCACAGGTATCTTCGAGACCTCCTGCGATAACCAGGGATTTGTGATATCACGCGGCGAGTTCATTGTTGAAATCCAAGCGGACATGCAGATGTTAACGATGGGGTACAATCTTGCCCTGGCCGTACCCATGGTCTTGTTTGAAGACCTTATTGCTGTGAGTGGCCGATGCTGTCACGGTCTGAATGTAAAGACGCCCTCACACGACGTCGGAAAGGTAGGTATGAAAACAGATACACCCCATGGTCTACCCTCGTTTGACTGGTTTAATCGTATTGTTCTTTCCCACACCGTGAACCGTGGTCCTTTGGCCCTAAGACGGAGCATGGTAGAACAGCTTGGTTATCTTGACGAAGAACACTACGTTCTCGGCAATGACGAGCACGACCTTTTCTCTCGGGCCTGGGTCGGAAGACAGTGGAGAACAGGGTTTGTCCCCGTAGAAGTCTATTCTCCTCAGCACTGGGGATCGACTCGAAAGGGAATGCCTGCTGATACACGTGCCTACCTAACAAGGCGTGAATCGAAAGAAGGAGGCGGATTTATGTCAAAGAACAGAGATCACATTCTCTATCCCTCGGCTGATATACGGCAGATTCCCATTGATCGTCAACTGTATGCTATTCAAATTCTTATGAAAGAATAATGATCTCGGGTCGAGAGTTCGCAAACACCTCGAGGTGGATATTCGATACTCGCTACTCGGACAAGGCCATGTCTATGATTAACTCTGCAAGTGGTGATCGCATCTTTATCAATGGTGATCTGTTAGACGTATTCTTGCAGAGGAAGAACTCCAATCTCTTTTCAAAGGCTAAGAAATTCAACTACATCATTCACAACTCAGATCTCGCTTTTGATGAGGCCCGTCTGTATAAGCTTCTGCCCCATGCCAACCATATCTACGCAATGAACACGACCGTGCGCCATCCCCAGCTGACGACTATACCGATTGGCTTTGCTGACAGAACACTTGACTTTGTAAGAAAATTCAAGCCCAAAAACGTGGATCGTGATATCGAGATCTATCTCAACGTAACTGCGGGTTCTACGAATGAGCATCGCTATCGGATTCGTAAGGCATGTGCAGAGGCCTTCCTCAATGACCCGCGAGTTGTTGCAAAGACAAACCGAACGACGGAGGAATACTTCGACGACCTGTCTCGTTCCAAGTTTGTCTTGTGTCCACAGGGGACGGGCATAGATACACATCGTGTGTACGAGGCGCTCTTGTGTGGAGCCACTCCAGTCGTACTTCGTAGTACTCTGGACCATCTCTATGAAAAGCTTCCTGTGTGTATTGTTGATTCGTGGACCGACCCGTTCTTTGTTCCGAAGGGTTCATCGAAGTTCAATGTAAATGACTACATGTAAACAATCCTCTGAATCTGATCAGAATACGAGCCCTTACGAATAAACATAATATCAATCTGTCCCGTGATATTTTGAATGTTATGAATCTCTGAGATATCAAAGGGAGTAAAACCAATTGAGTCCATATATTGAATATATTCGCAAAATGAAGGACATCCCTCGTTGTACTGACATGCGAAAGGGCACTCGAGTAGTATAAGAGTTGCCCTACTTGCCAGCAACGTCCCACCCTTCAGAATCTCTAGCTCTGCGCCTTGGCAGTCAATCTTGATAAAGTCAAACGTCTGAGTTGGAAAGAGAGTATCAAGTGTAGTTGTCATACGAGTCACTGGAGTAACCGACACATAGTGATGAGTCCGTTCACGAAGAATTGAATCACCAGTACCTCCAGTAGACCACCACTGTACAGGTCCAACGCTTGAACTTACAAGTTCACGGATCAGTGTAGCATTCATGTACGCAAGTTGTGGATGATTATTTGGCTCAATCATCGTATAGGATGCATTTGGAAATACGCTCCGAGTAAAGCGAGTCCAGTCTCCGTGAAATGCACCGATATCGAGAACTGAACTAGGAGTAAATCCAATCTGCTTAAGCCGATTGTATGATGCACCAAGACTCATTTGTAGATACTAGTACTCGTCGTATAAATCACTGAAGAAACACCTTATTGAAAATAGCCATCACCTTCTCTGGAGTGTAGTCTAGATAACCACTTTTTGTCATGTCCATTCTCCACTGTCCAGATTCAATAATACGGATAATGTCATTCTTGTCAGAATACTGACAGCATACGCCCTTTGAATTCTCAATATGAGCCCTCTCTGCTGACTGAGCCCATGTTAAGAACGGTTTTCCTGCAACAGAAAACTCACCGCATGCAAGACCAAACGTCTCTCCACGGTAACGTGCATGAAGCATCACGTCGCACGTATTGATCATCTTCCGCTTTACGTACAGATCTGTGGTGACTGGAAGGTACACGATCCTTGGGTGACTTGCAAAGTGATTGGTTGCCATACAGACGAACCACATTGTTGGATTGCGGTTCAGAAGATCAATCACTGCCTCGTGAACAAACCGTAGATCAAACGATCCAGCAGATCCATATCGTCCTACGACTACAGAATCTACAGGTATCCCAAGCTCCCGCCTAAACGAGTCATTGTGACTGTCAACTCGAACCATATAAGGTACAACGGGGATGTTTGTTCGGTGAATTCGATTGAGGTCCCCATGAATTGCAGCATATACGTTACCGTGTGGCTGATTCGTCGTAAAGACACAGTGAACTACACACTTGCATGCGTCGGTACCAAAGATATCCCACTCGCCCGACTTCTGTGAATAGCATACATCAACACCCTGATTCTTAATGACTGCATTGATGTCATCACGGGTCTGAATGTAGAAGACTTGAAACCTCTTTTCAAACTTTTCATAGATTGGACCATACTGCTGTCTAAAATCACGAGTAAGTATGATAGACTTGTTTCCAAGGATCGTCTCATTGTAATCAGCATAATCATAGGTTGCAACCTCAACGCCGCCAAATGAAATGCTGTTCACCATAAAGGCAACCTTCATTTTGTATTACATGAAAGTACACTTGTAAATGAAAGAATGCTTGCAGTCGTGACAGGTATTACGGGCCAAGATGGGTCTTACCTCGCAGAGCTTTTGCTTGAGAAGAACTACCGAGTCATAGGTGTCACTCGTAGGTCTTCTACACCAAACACCAGTCGTATTAATCATCTACTCAATCATCCGAACCTCACGCTGGAACAGGCAGATCTTACAGATTCAGTGTCTCTTTCCAATGTGTTTTCTTCACTCCACTATGCAGAGAGGATTGAGGTCTATAACTTGGCGGCTCAGTCGCATGTCGGGACTTCCTTTACTCAACCCGAGTACACTGGTAATGTAGATGGACTTGGACCGCTGCGAATCCTTGAGGTCATCCGTCAGCAAGGACTAGACTACAACACTCGGTTCTATCAGGCATCTACGTCAGAGTTGTTCGGTAAGGTTCAAGAAACGCCTCAGTCAGAGACAACTCCCTTCTATCCTCGCAGTCCCTATGGAGTCGCAAAGATGTATGCTCACTGGATTGTCAAGAACTACCGAGAGAGCTACAACATGTTTGCGTGCAGTGGTATCCTTTTCAATCACGAGTCTGAGCGTCGTGGTGAGGACTTTGTGACCCGCAAGATCACCAAGGGGATTGCCAAGCTCTATAAGGATCCTACCTTCACGCTTGAGCTTGGGAACCTTGACGCAAAGCGGGACTGGGGCCATGCACAGGATTATGTATATGGTATGTGGCTCATGCTCCAGCAAGAAACGCCAGATGACTTTGTTCTCGCAACAGGCGAGACGCACACTGTTCGTGAGTTTATTGAGGTTGCATTCAGGGTCTCAGGCCACGCAATCACCTGGTCAGGCGCAGGCGTGGATGAGTTTGGAACTGATGAGACAGGCAGGGTGGTCATTCGTATCAACCCGAAGTTCTATCGTCCAGCAGAAGTGGATGTGCTTGTTGGAAATCCGACCAAAGCTCTTGAAGTTCTAGGTTGGACGCCGCTTGTGACCTTTGAGAAGCTAGTCAGTCGTATGATGGCGGAGGACAATAAAACGCATAGGGGTTAGGATTCATCTTCTTGAAGATCTCAAGATAGGTGAGGTTCGCACAGCGGATCTGATTTGCCTTATCCATATTCACCAGTGAAGGCATAGCCCACCAATCCTCAAAGGCACCATATCCTGGCATCACAACATCTGCACAGATCAGATCATATCCTGATCGTATTAGCTTTTCACGAATAAACGAACGTGTCTCGGGTCCAAACCGATAAGCATCATGCTCAATTGTCATGGTCGCAAACTTGATCTTGTCAAATGGGAAGTGCCGAACAGCCGCCTTGGTTGATTCATCCACATCAAAGGAAATGTAACTAACTGGCTTCTGCAAGAAGGGGTACCTCTCCATCACGGATTTCCAATCAACATTGGTGGCATCTGCGTGTATGAATGGATTCTTGCGCTTTAGGTCAAACTCCTCAACATAGTTATCGTAGTCCATGGAAAGACCAGTCCACCCCTCCATCTCAAGGGCATAGGTATTGTTGTGATACGTTGGGCGATACGACCCAATGTCCAAGTAGGTTCCAGTGCCCGTAAGCAGATGACGAGGGAACGTGTCCTGACCTGCCTGACTTAGGCAGAGTGTTGGCATTTATTGGTTTACAGTTGATACGTCTAAATACTCAAAATGAGATTTGTAATCCACACACCTCCGTGGGACCAACTCTCTGGCGGTCAGAATCTGCTCTGGGTTCTAGGTCGCAAGCTCTATGAGAAGGGATACGATGCATCCATGTGGGTTGACAACATGAGCAACCAGGACAAGAACACGATCTTTCGCAGGTATACGACTGAAGTCGGGTTTGACGAGTCTACGATTGTAGTGTATTCAGAGATGATCGTAGGAAACCCACTGAAGGCAAAGAAGATCATGCGATGGGTTCTCTACGGCGCTCATATGTATGATCAGTTTGAGCCGAACGAGATCGTGTACTACCTGGCACCTTTTTGTCAGAACAATTTTCCGAAGCAGATTCTGCAAGGTTGGTATGTTCCTCCCAACATAGCTCTTCCAACTGAGCCTAGGACAGAAGAGTCATGCTTTATCCTCAAGAAGGGTGCTAGGAATCCATGGCCACGGAATCGGTTCTACGCAAATCCTCCTTCAGGGTTTGATATGGCTATGTGTTGGGATCATAACCACGTGATTGAAACATTCAAGAAGACCAAGTACTTCCACTGCTACGATCCTGCGTGTTTTCTTATTGTGATTGCACTGATGTGTGGGTGTATTGTGATCCAGCATCCATATGTTGAGGGTCAGACTCGTGAACAGTGGGAACATGCAGCGTATTATGGTATCGTTGGCAAGATCAAGGGGCTTGCGTATGGAATTGAGGACCTTCCGTATGCAGAGGCTACGATCCACGAGGCACCTGATCACTGCAAAAAGTTCCTTGAGTTCTCAGAGTCAACTGTGGATCGTTTTGTGAATGACATGGAGACTGGAAACTATACCACGGATCCTTGCTACAGGTTCAACGACTCTCCATATGCGTACCAGCATGTTACCAAAATGTAAGCGGGTTTCCGCACACATTTTTGTTTTGTTGGGTTGTTGGTTGGTGTATTTGTTTTGGTTCTTGCTTGGGTACTTAGTTGGAGTACGCAAGGCCGCCCATGCCGCTCATGACACGGAGAACGTTGTAGTTGACGGCGTAGACACGCACCTGGGCCGTGCGGCCAGAGCGCACCGTGTTGACGGACACCGTCAGCTGGAGCGTCGCCTTGTCGATGCGGGAGAAGTTGCACGTGCCAGACGGCTGGTGCTCCTCCGGCTTCAGGGCAAACGAGTACACGCAGATGCCCACCGCCGGCGTGCGAGTGTGGTGCTGGAACGGCTGCACACGGTTGAAGTAGCGTCCCTCACGCTCCGTGAAGCGGTCCTGGCCGTTGAGCTGGAGCTTGGCGACCTCCGTCGGCGTCTTGCCCTCGCAGCGAACACCCGAGGCGAGGATGACCTTGGCGAGCAGGTAGTTCGTCGTGTCCTCGAACACCACGCCCTGCTCGAGGGCCGCCGTCGCCAGCGACGTAACACCCGTGTCCAGCCACGACGCACCACCCAGCGACGGGCCAGTCGAGATACCAACACCCGGGAGGTACGGGCCCGAAGGTCCGTCGTTCGTCGTCGTCGGGACCGTGCCGAGCTGGGCAGTGGAGCCGCCCGACTGTCCAGTGCCCAGGCCGCCACGGGCGAGCACGTCCATCACGATGCCCTCA